CTATAGGAGTATCGTTCATGCGCCACGTTGTTCCATCGTAAACTACCTCAATTACCCCTGCCCTAACTTCGCCCATAGCATCCAGAAATTTTATCATATCCACCGTAGCCCCCGTAATGCCACCACCGTCTACAGTGACATCCACTTTCGTTGCTCTTTCAGCTACGAGCTGATCCGCTACAGCAATAGAGCGGTGCATATTTCGCCGGACTAACGCCTGCACATCCGCCCATGAGGTAATTTTTATGCCACCGGTATGGCTGGCTATGGCCGCCAAACATGCGTTCTGCTGATTAAGTGCATCGTAAAATTTTTGTGGCAATATCGTAACTCCCATTATATTTCCTCCCCCCAATTTGTTCCGTTTGACATCCAACTCCTAAACTCCTGCGAAGCATCCACAATGGTAAAAGTAGTACCAATTGGTACCGTTGTTGCATCTGGCCTGTCATCAAGCGATGCTCCATAGAGTTCCATTTTACTTCCCGTTAGCTGAACATTAGCGGGGGTTGTCCCATCCAGCATTTTATCAACTTTTTCTTCCAAAGCTTCCACCGCATCTTTAGTATCGGTAAGCAAATCACGCATCTGTTCCGAAGTAAAATATTCACTCATTTATAAATCACTCCTCTTTTAACCATTTTTAGTTACTTTCTGAATCACGTAAAAGGATCCTCATTTCCCCAGGCTTAAACCGGGCGGTATCCCCGTCCATAATCACCTTCGTATCCGTCAATTCACCCCATTCAACACACACCCCTCCGGTTTGCTGTTCATAAAGAGCCCAATAACACACACCGCCCCAATTACCTGTCGCCTCTGGAAACTCAATTGGGATTGCATTTGTCTTTACACTAGGGTTTGATTGGGTAGCATATTCCCAAGTGGTGGTATCATTTGCTATCTCTACCCTAGCATAACCAGAACCCTCACCCGGTTCCCCAATTGACGGGGGGTTTGCAAGATTTTGCAAACTGGGGGAGGCAACGGACAACCCAACGTAAAGGTAATCTGGAACCTCTAATACAGTTCCCCCATAATAATGATCCAAAACTTTTGCTTTTTGCGCATTCAGCATTGCCATAACAATCTACCTCCAATTTCGTTATTTCCCATCTCCAAACACTCTTTCAATGGGACGCCTTGCAAGTTTAACCTTTTCCCCTATCTTCCCTTCATACCCGAACGTGATTGCCCCCAATGGTTCTTCTGGGATGGTGTAATCACGCCGATACTTCCCCCATTCGTGGGGCCGAACAGGGTACTCTGCAATAACTTTTCTTCTATCGTCATAAATTCTTAAAACCACACTTTCAGGATCTTCTAGTCCGCCACTGGTGTTACGGAATTCGGCATGAAGCCTTACTGTACTACCGATATAATTTACCTTTTCTACTCCTAGATGCTCCAGTCTCAATTCAATGGATAAAGGCCATTTAATCAGTCTGCCTTCACCAGCAGTAATAGTAACGGATTCCCCGTCCACCCGGCGCACTCTTAATACTTTGCCTTCGCCGTCGGTTACGGATGCGGAGTTTCCCAATAACCGCCATAACAAGGATAAGGTTGATTTTCCCAGGTCACGAGATTTGCCTATAAAATCATCCCAAAACAAGTGAACAGATTCATCTAACCGGTATTGCTTGCCTAGAGAAGGGCCTTGGCTGAGCGGTAACCCCTGGGGTAAAGGCCAAACGTAATTTTTATGTTTCCAAAAAGAAGTGGTTGTACTATTTCCACGTAAGGCTATCTCTAAAGCTATTGGGGAGTTTAATGTATCAGAAACAGATTCTGAGTTACCTTTCAACGCCCAAGTCAATGCTAAAAGAGCATCATCCACATCTACTTCTACCACACTTTCCCCACGGGCTTCCTTTACTATAATAACAAAGCCCCTATGGGATCCTATAAAACCATCCCAAAATCTATGAACTGGTAAACTTAAATAATATTTTTTATCCAGACGTGGCCCGTAGTCTAAAGGCCTACCATCTGATAAAAGCCAACGATAGTTACGTTGATATGTGGCTATAGATTTTGAAAAACCACTTATCCCCACCAAAAATGTTATTGTGTTTCTATGTTTACCCAAGAAGTCATCCCAAAACAAATGAGCGGAATCTTTAAGATTATACTGTTTGTTGAGAGGTGGGCCTTGGCTGAGTAGTGTTCCTTGGTATAATGACCAATAATAATGCCTTTGGAAAGCTGTTATGTTTTCAGAATCCCCATCCACAGCCCTTACCCTTAAAAATAGACCATCCCCGTAGGTTTCTGTAATTCCTTCCCCATATAAACCTAAAATAGCGTTCAATAGGCCGTCCGATTCTGTAATAGAATCAGAATCCCCGGTGACTGGTGATATATGCAATATTTCTATAGAGGCATCTGTTACCTCTGTAATCTGGTCACTTTCTCCGGAGACAGAATACAGCCAAGTGCAGGGGCCTAGAAAGTCGTTGCAGAATAGGCAGGCGGGATCTTCAAAATTGTATTGTTTTGTTAATAACGGGCCCTGGTCGGATGGTGTTCCTTGGGATAAGGGCCATCTAAACACATCTGCCAATTTTTATCCCTCCCCCTGCTTATCATCTTCGTCCGGATCATCTTCTTCGTTTTCTTTGAATTGAGCAAACCCTTCAAATGGGTTCATACCCATCCCTTGCTCATCTATGATCCTTTGTACTTCTTGCAGAACGTCATCTTCTTCCCATTCCGGATGAAGTATTTTAACTTTTGTATAGGTGGATGCAGCTTTGGCCTGGTCTAGGTTACGGACGGATTCTGATTTTTCCCTTTCATCCGTTATTATGCTATCTTGTAATTCTACATTTATCTCTTGTGGCTGATATGATTCTGGGGATAGGTTGCTTTGAACGTCTAGTAGTTGCATCTGGAATAACAATTCCCATATAGCAGGCTGCCAGTACCGGGATTTCTTTTCCCGGGTTAAGAGTGATTTCCTTTCCCGGATCCTTAGAGCAACGCCGCTATCTGTTTGCCTACCGTATTCTACCATACCGAACGTTTGAGGGCTATATCCAGATTGGGATACTATCTGGAATAAAAGTGTTTCGCAGGTTTTGAGATGTTCATCTACCCTAATATCAAATTGTACCGGTTCTATTGGTTTGATATTCTCCCCACCGATTCTCCAAGGGGATAGATTCAGTTTTATGAATGCTTTCTGGAATTTGTTGAACCGGGCTCTGCTACCGGCTGTTTCTTGGGTTACGATTCCACCGTCGGGCCTTTCTAGCAGTTCTTCATCTATGAGTAGTTGAGCCATGCCCAGCTCTATATCCCGCATCCAGGATGTCCAGGCGAAGTCTAGACTATCCATTAATGTGATAATTCCGCCTGAATAGTCGTTTATGCCTAATGGGGAGCCGGGCATTAGTTTGTTTGGTCGCATGTTGGGAATATAAACACAACCTAAACCGTTGATATTGTATGTAATATCTTCTAGGCCTAGGTTTGCTGTTTCATCTATTGCTTTCAGATCGATTTCTCTGCCGACACGATCGCTGCTTCCTTTATACAGTTTGTATTCAATTACTAGCTTTCCGTTTTCCCTTCGGCGGAGTTCAAATAAACGGAAGATGACTGAGCCGCCAAGTTCTTCTCTTACGGTTCTGAAAAATAAAACTTCCCATAACCATCCCCGCCAAAAATATGGGATTGCTTGTAGTGGGGTTATTGCAGTTACGATGGGGACTTTGACTAGTTCTGGTTCAATATCTAGTTTAAGGAAAACACCGGACATTGCCGCTGCTATCTCTGCAGCTTCTAGTAGGATGTTTAAGAATCCGTTCTCTTTCATAAAGTTGGTGATTCTATCTCCGCCGGGGGCATCATGATTATAATCAAAGATAGGGGTTTCTGAAAAAAGCAGGTTTGCGCTGGTTGTGGCAATATCTCCTGCAACTGGTAGATGGACACAACCGGCTCTTTCTTCCGCTTCTATCCTTGCCCAGAAGCGGCCAGTGTCCGTATTGGGGAAATAAAGCATAGAGGAATAAAGGTCAAGCAGTTGTTGCGGGTCTCCTGAATACCATGCTGACCATTCTATTATCTTGTTGTACCATTTTCTATAATCTTCTGGTGGGAAAGTGCTACCGGGTTGTGGAAAAGGCATGTTTGGTTTTCCGCCTCCTTCCTAAATAACTATCTTGCTTTGTATGCTATCATCTTTTTACTTTCCTAGTAACCAAGATTTTGAAACTGCCCAGGATGTTCCGGCATCTGGATCGTGGTCATCTTCTTTTGCAATTTGTTCAATTTCTGCATTCTTATAATGGTACTTTTGAAATTTTTCTTTAGTGGTTTTGTCCGTTATATCTATTAAATCCCTTTCTAGAAGATAACGCATGGTATCTATTCCTTTATCTTTCCATTTTGAGAAAGCTACTGTTTGAATTCTGGTGGATAATTTGTTCTTTTTGAGTATCTTTAGCAATGTTACGTTACTATCTTTCGGGGCGGAATCAGCGTAGATGATTGATATATTCTTTTCGATGCAGAGGTCTGAAATTTGTTGGCATCTTTCGGTAAGTTCTGTTAGTTCCCAACGGTGGGTTTCTGGGATAACGTACTTATCTTTGAAATCCTGGATAACGTGCATAACAGTAACGGTGTGGCCCCAGTCGATACCTGCTTCTGTCCTTATTTTCTTTTCAAACCGTTTACCTCTACCTCTTTGGTAGGCTCTTTCAACGGCGTCATAATCGTAGATGGATTTACCTATCATGGGGCGTTTGAGTAGGAATTCAGCATCCCACATTGCTTGGGTTAGCTGTTTTTGTTTACGTTCGATCTCATCATCTTCCCAAAAACCGCCGGGGGTTCTTACTTCTTCTACACACCATTGATAAAGTTTAGCCCCTCTTTCTTCCCTTTTATCTATGATTTCGGCCATCATCCCAAATGGGTGGTGTAAAGTGGAAGATGCTACTACTTGATCACATATCCCATAATTTGCTTTGGGTTGGCCTAATGCTGCATCAAATATTTCAGGGGCCATCTCATCCACTTCGTCAAGTCTTAACCTTTGCGGATGGGGGCCTCTGACTGATTTCTGGGATGCTGCAAGGGCTTGTACCCATGATCCGTTTTTGAGTTTGTATCCCCGTCCGGCTACTGTACCAATCAACAAATGCCTAGGTACACCGGGCCTTTGCCATAGCTGGTCTGAATAAGCTATTGCTTTTTGGGATTGTTCTAATGATCCACCTAGGATGGTTGTCCCACAATTATGTTTAAACGTGCTTTCCAGGTATGCTAGTATGGCAAGTAATAGGGTTTTTCCGGAGCCCCTCATCGCATGTGCTATGGCAAATTCCACATTATCACTGTAAACATCCCATAAAAAATCAAGTGGGGATTGGTGATTCTCACATATTGCTGGATCTGGTATCTTAACCCCTAGGATAAAAGCGCAGTACAACGCAAGATGCTCCTTTGTTGTCGGTGCTTTTCCTGCTAAAGTATCATCCACATCCCTGACGAGGAGTTTGGTTTTAGGATGGGTTAGGATTGCTGTATTCATCCCTTATTCTCCTGACTATTATCCTGTCCGTACAATTTATCAAAGGCGTTTTTAATAGCCTTATCGGAGAATTCAAATTTATGTGCTAATGGGGATTTATCATCCCCAGTTATGACGTTTCTAACTGTATCAGAAAACATGCCTAAATGCCTGCCTAATAACTCTAGTGCAGCCCTTTTATCATGTAGTTTGATCCGGATGGTTCCGCCGGTGCTGGTTGTTGTTTGGGTTACTTCTGATACGCAGGCGGCATCTTCTTCTGATAGTTGATCTGAGCGCAGTAGTTGGACATTTTCAGGTCCCCATTTCATGAATGATTTCATGTTAGAGAAAGCTAATTTAGCTAGTTCTTTAACTACTCTATCTTGTGTTACCCTGGTTCTTTCTCCCCGTTTATCCATCTCGATTTCAATTGCTTTTTCGATATTGGGTTTACGGAGATTTTGGGATCCTACTACTGCTGCAGATGATTCACTATAACCAGCCCTTATAGCTGCTTGAGTTGCGTTCAAATCTA